CCAAGATGCCGCGCCAATCGGACGACGATGTGGCTGACGTTGTGAGTCAGTGCAGCACCCAGTCGTGGTACATGACGAACTATATGAAGTAGCGCGCCTAGCATGAAATACTATTTACCTGACTACAACTTTGCTGTAGAGAAATATAAAGGGGGCTGGATTATGCTGCATAAGGGCAGTGATGCGGTATTAGCGACAACACCGGAGCAGACTGAGGCTATATTGCAATGGGCTGAAAACAACAAAAAAAAATATGCCGAATTGGTTGAATTATCATTAAAAGAGCTAGGGGCGCATTTACAAATACGCTGGAACAAAACAGACGACCCAGAATGGCCGCTGGGAGTAGTTTACAAACTTTTCAAACAGAGTGAGACTAAAGAACTGGATAGGCTACTTGCAAAAGAAAGCTATCCTAAACTCGCCCCATGCCGGACAATAACGGGGGAAAAGTACGCACAAATTCCAGGAGTATGGAAAGAGCGAATAAAAGCAGACGCGGAAACAATGGCGCTGCCTGTTTATGTTGTTGACATTGATGGCGACCCTATAAAGTGGAATGGTTAAGTGTTGCAAAAACCGCATAATTGTGTAGAATAAATCTATCTATAGTAAAAAATGGATAGAAAATGACTACTAAGCCGAAATCCGGCTTTGGTCGGCCTAAAGGAACACCGAAGACCGGAGGAAGAACTGCCGGGACACCGAACAAAGCCACACGCGAATTCAGGGAAACGATCAATAAGCTGTTGGAGGGTAATGCCGATAACGTTGCCAAGTGGCTAACAATAGTGGCAGAAGGTGATTTAGAAAGAGAAATCAAGCCAGACCCCGGCAAAGCCCTTGACCTGTTGGCAAAGCTGGCTGAGTTTGCTGCGCCCAAGTTAGCACGAACTGAGCATGTTGGGGACAATGGTGGAGCTTTGACGGTTGTAATCAAACGATTTTCTGATGACTAAAATCGTATTGCCCAACAACTGGGAGCCACGTAGTTATCAAAAGAAAGCGTGGAAATACTTAGAGCGCGGTGGTCGGCATGCTGAATTGATCTGGCACAGGCGGTCAGGCAAAGACGAAATAGCTTTGCACCGCGCCGCTTGCGCTGCTTTTGAGAGAGTGGCAGGGTATTGGCACATGCTCCCGGAATACTCGCAAGCACGTAAAGCTATATGGGATGCTGTAAACCCGCACACTGGCAAAAAGCGAATAGATGAGGCTTTCCCGGTTGAGCTACGAAAAACGACCCGAAATCAGGAAATGATGATCGAGTTCAAAAACGGGTCAACGTGGCAAGTGGTCGGGAGCGATAGTTACAATAGTCTTGTCGGCGCTACGCCAGCCGGGATTGTATATTCAGAGTGGGCGCTTGCTAATCCAAACTCCAGAGCGCATTTTCGCCCGATTCTTGCGGAAAATAAAGGCTGGCAGATATTTATTACAACGCCACGCGGCAAAAATCACGCATACAAGACATTCCAGGCGGCAAGAAACAACCCGGAAGCTTATGCAGAAATTTTAGACGTTGAGCAAACAAAAGTCTTGACGTTAGAAGAAATAGCGAAAGAGAAAAAAGCATTTATTGACGAGTTTGGCGAGGATTACGGATTATCTAAGTTTGACCAAGAATATATGTGCAGCTTTACTGCGTCGAACATTGGCGCGATACTAGCGGCTGGAATATCAAAGCTGGAAAAACAGGGTCGGATAGGTTCTCATGTTGAATTTGACCCCAATGGCGCTGATTTTTATATCAGTGCAGACATAGGCAGAAAAGACACATCAACATGGTATTTCTGGCAGCCAACAATCGGCGGCTATACGATTTTTGACTATGACTGCGGGTTTGGTTTAGACGCTGACCAATGGTGTGATCGCCTCGAAGAAAAAATAATCCAATACAGGAAAAAGAATGGCATTCGTGCGCTTGGTAAAATATGGCTCCCGCATGACGCAAGGGCAAAAACATTCGCAGCAAAATACAGCGCGGTTGAAATATTCATACAAAAGTTTGGCGCAAACAAAATTGACATAACCCCTGATAGCAAAAAATCTGACAGAGTAAACGCCGCCAGAAGGATTATTCAAAGATGCGAATTTTCCGACAAATGTGAAAAAGGGCTAGAAGGTTTAAGCGCTTGGAGTTATATATGGGACGAGGAAAGACGCATATTTTCAAGCGACCCAGACCACAATTGGGCATCACATGATGGCGACGGATTCAGTTACGGATGCCTGATTGCGGAACAAATTAAGCCAAAAGAACCCGAAAAACCCGCAATATTCAACATAAAAGCACAAAACGGTGTCATAATTACAGCACCTTTAGACGAATTGTGGCAAGACGTTAAACGCCAACAGGAAAGATACTAATGTCTATATTTACAGTATCAGCTACCGAAGTAGTGCAATTAGGAACTGGCGCTATTCAGCCGACAGACACATTTCGGAATGGTGTGCTTTTATCCAGTACTGGTGATTTGAACAGGGCTATTTCAACTGGTGGTGATGAGTACGCTAATGGTCTTTTAATGACAGACGCTGGCCAGATTCGATATTTTGATGCTACTGCTGGACTTCCTGTGGGTGTGGTGTGGTCAAATGGACTGCCTAGAGCTAACGACGGCGCTTTGTGTGTCTCGACAGGCGCACTGGCGACATATTCAAACGGCACGCCTATGGTAGCAAACGGCGCGGTAAGAGTGAGCATAGTCCCATGATATTTGTACAAGCGCACCCACAAGCCAGGCCGCCCGTCATTGATAAAATTGGCGCGGTGCAATATGTCATGTGGCACCCTGTTAAATGTGAAGACAAAACAGCATATTATTTGTTCCCAAATGGCGCAGAGTTAAAAACTAGCGCAACACCCGAAAGACTGGTGGCTGTTGCGGAAAGCCCGGAAGAAGCCTGGTCAAGAATCATGACCGACAAGCCGCTTCTCAAAAAATACGGAATACCCACATGAACCCAGTAGACGCAAGCACAAAATGGCTGGCCGAGTTAAAACTTGCCAAGCGCGAAGATGAAAAATTTATCGAGCGCGGCGATAAGATAGTTAAAAGATATCGAGACGACCGCGCCGGCTGGGCTACTAGCGGGAAGCGCTTTAATATATTGTGGTCGAATATCCAGACCATGATTCCAGCGCTGTACGGCAAAACGCCACGGGCAGAGGTGGCCAGGCGCTGGAAAGACTCCGACCCGGTCGGACGTACCGCTTCAGTGATTCTTGAGCGCTGTTTACAGTACGAGATCGACCACTACGGCGATTTTGACAGCTCGATCAGATTAGCGATTACTGACCGACTGCTGCCTGGCAGGGGTGTAACCTGGGTACGTTTTGAGGAAAAAGAACAGGCAATGCCAACGGATGCCTCACCCGGAATTGAGGGCGGCGAGGCGCAAATAACGCCGATGGCTTACAAATACGAATGCACCCCGGTTGATTATGTTTTTTGGAAAGACTTCAGATACTCGCCGGCGCGAAGCTGGGACGAAGTGACGTGGGTTGCTCGCCGGGTGTACATGAGCCGATCTGAGGGTATTAAGCGGTTTGGTGAAGACTTCAAGCAAGTGCCGTTAGTTCATGAGCCTATCGGCCTCGACGAATTACAAAAAAATGGCGTCGAAAGTGAAGACCTGGACGACATGAAAAAGGCTGAAGTCTGGGAAATCTGGTGTAAAACGTCGAAAATGGTGTATTGGGTTGCTCAAGGTCATTCTAAGACGCTAGACATTAAAGACGACCCTTTAGGCCTGGATAACTTCTGGCCGTGCCCAAAACCCCTGTTTGCGACACAAACCACTGACACATTGGTGCCGGTTGCTGATTTTTCGCTATACCAAGACCAAGCCGAAGAAATCGACATGCTGACCAATCGAATCGGTATGCTAGTCGAAGCTGTTAAGGTCGTTGGAGTGTATGACGCAAACCAGCCAAGCGTTCAAAGAATGTTGTCCGAAGGTGTCAACAATACGTTAATCCCAGTCGATACCTGGGCGGCATTCGCAGAAAAAGGCGGGTTAAAGGGTGTTGTTGACTTCCTGCCGTTGGAATCTGTATTGCAAGCATTAGCACAATGCTACAACGCCAG